CTTGTAACCTCTGACTCATAAAACACATTGTCGTAAACCCAATAGGCTTTATCTTCGTATACCGCTACACGAACAACATCTTGATCATCATAATCTTCATAATCATCTTCTTCGTATTCTGCTGTATCACTTCTTGCAATTATAAAGAGTAAAGCAAGCAATGTCAATACCCATGGGAGAAGTAATAGGACAATAAGCATACTACCCCTTTCTGGGAAAAAACAAGCCTTCCCAATTGTTTGCGTCTGGTTTCTTAGGCTTCTTGTTGCTTCGTGATCCACTAATATATTGTCTGCGTCTATTTATAGTATCAGTGTTGTCAATGGCATCTGCGCCATCATTTGCCATGGATGCTGTATCGTCTGACTTCTTTGCACTTGGCTCATTTGCATAAAGTGCTCTTTGCTGACCTACAGCCTCTTCTCTAGTTGGATGAGTGCCCATGACTCTTCCTTCTGGACCTACAACTTGATATTGTGATCCTGATCTTCTAATGTCGTACGGCATACGATCAACTCCTTTGTATAATTATACACGGTACGGCGGGTGAGATTTGAACTCACGATAGACGGCTTATAAGACCGCTGCCAAAACCAGGCTAGGCTACCGCCGCTTGTTTTACAGCGATGCTATTGCAAGAATGTTAAAGGTAATAAAAATAAGATAGATAAATATTGTTACACCTGTTTGAATAGATCTGTTATTGTTTCCATCGGCAAGCATATATCCCAATGCTATTAGATTCAGAATTAGATTTAAAGAAAACAAAACAAGAGTTGCAATGAGAAATGCTAAGACCATCTTAGTGCCTTTCGTAGTTGTGGAAAAAGTTTATCAAATAAACCCAAGGTTGTCAAGATATCCGCGAACTTCTTCTGGCATATCTTCTGGTTCCCAACGCTTGTTATCCTCTTCTTCAACTCTATTCTTTTTGGTAATTGATTTGTAGTCGTGGATCTCAATCTCTTGGTTAGCATTGCGAGGAGTATGTGCAATTGCATTGTATACCGCCCCAGTAACAGCGTCAGACAAGTCCTTAGATCCCTTGCGAGGGTGGTCAACCTTCTTGTCAGACACAATGCGTAGTTCGCTCATCTCCTGCAACAGAATATCAATGTGGGGCATGAGTACACGATCCTCGTAATAAAGCATTGCAAGATCTTCGTAGTGCTTCTTGCCAACAGAAAGTGTATCTGTTTTAATGCCCACCGACTGTAGTTCCTGCTGAATATCAAAAGACTGCCAACGGTCAAAGGTAACTAAGCCAATTCTAAAACCACTGCGTCTAAAGTTTACGATCCAATCCTTTACCTCTGAAAGATTGACTGGACCTTCCTTGCGAGGCTCCCACCACACAACAGCATCAACAATAATAATAGGATGAATCTGAGTATAGTCATTAAAGGTTCTTACCTGTACCCATTTATCAACATGTGCAATTGCGATGGCGCACTTGTCATGCTTCTGAGCAAGGTCAGCATGTAAATAATACCTAACATCCTCTTTTGGTTCCCAAACAGGCTCAATCCTTTTGTACTGATCAATTGGATTGTGTAGGCACATTGCCTTTTCCAATGCATCCCTATTCTTAAAGAATGCATCTGAAGAGAATGATGGCATACATGCAAAACGCTGCATAGCATCTGCGTGATCTGTCATGAAAGCAATCTTAAAGTCTGTAATCTTTCTAGTTGGGTTTGCCTCCCATGTAGGACGCTTAATGGCGTACACCCCTGGATATTTATAGGATAAGATATGATCTTCTGTCCACTCAATGGTGAACTGATTATCTTCTTGGTCCTCTGGAAGATCTGGGTTGATAGTAAATGTGTACTGCTTTAACTCAACATCTTTTTCAGCAACTACCTCGTCATAACGCTTGGAGATAAAGTCTCCTGGATAGCGAGGAAATGAAAGAAGAATTACCTTTCCAAAGTCTGGGAATCGTGAATCTACAGAGGCACGGAATGCTTTGTAAATAGCATCGCCTGTCTTGGCATTCTCGTTTCCTGATGCTGAGTCTTGTGCGAAACCAGAGATCTCGTCAAGGATTGCTAGGATAAGGTTAAGTCCCTCGTGGCTTTCTCGTTCTGAGTGACCCGAATAAACAGTTACAGCCTTATCAAACTCAATGCTGTCAGCCTTTGCTTCGAATCTGCCTGCGAACCATGGCGAGCGCATGATCTTGCCCTTGAATCCCTTGAAGAAGACGTTACGGGCCTGCTGTGCGTTGATGGCAACGTTGATGATATCAATCGCATCGCCTGGTGGCTTACCAAAGTATCGTGCAGGATCTTTTAGGCATAGAAGTTTATATACAAGATATGCACAGCCAATGGTTGAGGTATGATCTTTGCCAGATCCCTTGCCTAATTGAAGAAGAACCTCTGCTTTGGTGTACTTCTTAAAATGTTCACGGCCCTCTTTATCTCCCATGAATCTAATTAGATCTTCTTCTTTGTAGATCTGACTCATAGCCTCTACAAGATCTCTCTGAATCTGTGAAAGTTCTGGCTGATCTAAATAACTTTCGCTATGAAGAAATGTATCAAGATCTACTGGATCTTCTTCAAATGGTGACTCATCAAGTACGTCAAGAAACTCTGAGAAATCAATTGCCATGGAAGACTACTGCCTCTCCTTGTGGACCAGATGCCTCCGCTAAGCGAGACAAAACCTGAGCCTTGCATGTGGGGCACTTGCCAGAAACTTCTGCGAGGATTTTCATTAAGAGTTCTTGTTTACGCTCTGTTTCAAGTAGTTGATCTGCAAGTTCCTTGTTCTCTAGCAGTCCTGCCTTTTGTAGCATGTCTATGCGCTTAGATTCAATGTCAAGAATCAGTTTGATTGCAGCAGTCTTTGCAGATAGGTTTCCGTTAGTAGTTGCCTCGTCAATAACCTCATAGGCTTGCTTGATGAGTTTAGAATAGTGTTGATCCGCTCCTGATAAAGCCTCGCGTGCTCGTGCTCTGACAGCCTCTGAATTGCTTGCCATGCTCTTCCACTCTCGTAGTAGAGTAGAGACTCGCGCTCTTGGTATGTCAAGTTCACGAGAGATTTCGGATTCATTAAGTCCCTTGATGTATTCTGATGCAACACGGTTGACTTCTTCCATGTGTTCAATTAGTTCACTCATAAGGCTCCAATTATAGCAGTGGCAGGGTAGATTTGTTGCCACCAATAGAAATTAGGTTATCTACCCTGCCGACTACTACTTACAGTTTGCTGGGTACTTTGCGTACCAAGACTTATACTTTGCATAAACAGACTTAGGCGTATAGTTCGCCTTGTGTCTGCCTTGACCATCAATATCCCATGGATAGAAGGTCTTACCATGTTGCGAAATCTTATAAGCAATCATGATATTGTATTTGCGTGTCAGCAACTTCTGTGTGTTCCACCAAGGTTGATCTGACCACGCTGCGCGGTTGAATTGGAAGACTCCATAGTCTCCAGTAGAAGAAATCGCGTTAGCCCTTCCTCCACTTTCACGCATAGCAACTGACCATGCGATCCTCAATCCCTTACCCTTAAAACCAGCACTCTTCAATTCCTTGACGAGCCAGTTTTTACAGGTAGTATTTGGCTTCTTAGTAGCCTTTGTTTTATTAACGACAGGCTTGTTTGAAGCCTCCGTCGCAATAGGTGCATTTGACTTAGCATACACCTGTTCGGTTGAAGCAGCACTAGCAGATGTTGTAACCAAAGTTACTGCCATAATGCTAGCCATAATTCCTCCTACCAGTTTCGTTTTCGTCATTTGGTTCCTCCTTGCGGCGGCAACTCTACTAGCCTAACACACTTTTACGCATATGTCAAAATGCTTATAGGCAAAATGTTAAATAAGTCACACAAGATTTTCTTTTATTTTATTTAAAATAACTCCCTTAAGCCTACGCTTACGGAATAAATCGTATCTATCAGCCAGTGATCTGTTGGGCAGCCACCTAATAGATGCTGTCATTGACATAGAAATACTTCTAAGTTCTTCTGTCATTCTAAACTGATTTACTTTAATCTTTTTGTCTGTTAAGAAAGTGAAGTACGCAATAGGCTCATCTTCCTTAAACTCCATATGAGTATTACCTTCCCACAGATTCATCTCAGCATTGTATGGTCTAAACCAGGAGCCCACATCAAACTTCCCTGGAACAATTGCTCCATACTGAAGGTGTGGTGCTTCAGAGAAATAAGGTGCTGTAAACAATACATCAACTTCTTCATCAGCAAAAAATATTATATGATAATCAAAAGTTATTAGAACATTATTGCTGATAGTTGGTGGATGCTCTGAATACCAATCAAAAAGATTATTGCTGCTGTATCTTTTCATTGGCTCCATCTTGCCATCAACAATATCAACATCTACAGAAGTGCTCAGGGGAGCCTTCCAGATAAGAGTATTGTTTACGACATTTGTAACTGCTGGACACTTAAGAAAGTTTTGCTTCATCTTATTGCTTTTGTTTCTACTATCAAACAGAGTCTTCCTTAAATAAACTGGCTCTGCCATCATCAGTTGCCTGTCGATACCGTGATCTGCCTCGCCTACTACAGCCCAGTAAACATTTATCTCTTTGCTCATAATATTAACCCAATAGCCCTTCTTTGTGTCCCTCTAGTCTTTTTATTTCATCATTAATATAGAAGATAGCCTTCTTAAGATCCTCGATATGCTTATCCTCATTCTTTAGTCCTGCACGCCAGAGGTACTTAATTGCATTGCCAATATTATAATTACGGTGACGAACAACTTGAATGCACTCTACCCCGCTAGGATCGCTAGTGTAGTGCTTGGGGTGATTAACCATATCTGCCATTATTTTAATCCAAACTTTTTCATTTGACGGTAAACAATCTGTAGGCTTACGCCACATTCCACAGCAATCTGCTCTGGAGTTTTCTTATCTAAATATAGACGCTTCTTCAAGTATGCTTCGCTATGATGAAGACCAACATTCTTAGCCATAGTCTAGAACACCTTTGCCCAATTGTCAAGTGCCCATGCACCAATAGCAATGGCATCAGCAACATCGTCATCATCAACGTGTAAATCAAACTTATCATTGATAAACTTAATTGTTCTTTGCTTCCTGAACTGTCTTTCCTGTGACTTATACCAAGATGTTGACTTGTCTGGGAACTTATTGCGAATGTCTTCTTTCTCTGCCACCGTTAGACGCTTATTACCAATCCAGTTCTGCCATTGCATAGGGCTGACGCTTGCTATGTGCTTAACTCCTGTGAGTGATGCGGAGGCCACCAGAGCACCATGGCTCATGGATAGATTTGCCGCTGTCTTTGGAGAGTTCAAGAAGATGGGTTGCTCAATAATTATATGCTCAACGCCGTCTAGTTGATTAAAAAATACCTTGGTCTTATGTGCTGTGTCAACAATCTTTTCATAAATATCAGCACCAAAGTACTTTACCTTTCCATATCTATTTAACTTTCCATTAAGAAAGTAAGCAAATGCAAGGCTATTTGTGCTTGCATCAATGGCACAGAATGAGGTTGGTCTACTTATCATATCTTTCATATTCTATTAGTCCCTTTAACTCTTTCAAAACTTTATCTACTTGCTTTTCGTTTATAGCGCAAGAATTGCAATATCCATCATTGTTGTAGATAGATAAAATGGTTCCACATCCATTAGAGCATCTTCTTTCTTTTTTAGCCAACTTCTTTCTGCGCTTTATCTGATAACGCTCATTGACTTTTTCTTTAGTAGCAAGTTCCCTACACTCAATAGAGCAGTAAATCTGATAACTGACGTTTGGATCAAACTCATTCGAACACCAGTTACAAACCTTCATGCAAGATACTCCAAGGGTTCAATCTTTACGGTCCCCTTGTCAGCCTTTGCACATGCGTCTCTAACTGGGCATCCACTGCATACCTTGGAATTTGATCGGTATGTCTTCTTTGGAATGTCTCCACTTTCCCACTGCTTGCGAACAGTACGCATCCAATCGAAAGCATACTCTCCCCAGGCAACGAGTTCTGGAGTTGGCTCAACAGTAATGGCGTGTAGTTCGTGTGAGTTCTTGTTTTCATAAAGAAGAACACCTAGACGCTTTCCAAGAACCTTCATGTAGATAACCAACTGCATAAGGTGGTATGACGGTGGCTTGGCGTGCTTGCGGTAAGCAAACGACTCTTCACGCATTGTCTTGATTTCTACAACAGGCTGCTCTTCTTCCCACTGAACAATAGCATCTGCAAAACCAAAGATAGGAGGGTCTTGTGCAACAATGCGCTTCTCCTTCTCCACCATGATTCCTGCATCCTCAATAGCCTTCTGAATACGCTCATGACCCATTGTTCCGCTACTCATGTTGGCGATAGCATAGGCATCGTTATCATCAAGAAACTCTACCCCTGAAAATGCTAGGAACCAATATCTTGCACATGCACCATTTCCATAGACAAGTGCTGAAGGGCTAAATGTCTTCTTAGTCTTAAAGTTATATCCGTTTGCTGCGGTGTAACCTTCTTCGATCTTTGAAATAAAAGCCTTGGTATCAATTGCACCTTCTGGTTGCTTATTGAGTGCCTGCTTTAGAAAATTCGTTGCCATTTTATCCCTTTGTTAGATATTTAAGTGTAGCGCAAACCTTGTCGATTTCGGCTGCTGCTGTATAGTAGATATTCTTTTTTTCTCTACTGCTCTTGTCTACATTCGTTAGCCAGGTGGCCTTGAATGACATTTTTGCTGCAATTGCTTGTAAGCGTACCAATTCTACCATAGCAACCTGAATTGGAATGTCTGGCTTAAGGATGATCTTAGCGATAAACTCAAGCGCTGTTGTTAGTTCTTCATCTTGCATGTACTCTGCAATTTCATACAGGCCATCAACCTGTTGGAGAGTTGTCGTCATTAACTCTTGCCCTTTCTATCAGATCTTCCTGGATGGACCATTCTACTACAGATAGCCTAATCTTTCTAGTGCCGTCAGTAAGTACGAGTTGAAGCATTGGAGACTTTGACTTATCCACCTTCATGGTGTCTGTGCAAATCTTTGCCCAGTTGTCTAGCGAAATAGTGAATGACTTATTGTATTCCTTAACATCAACCACAAACTCATCAAGACTGCCGTCGCCCTTAGTCTGACCACGACCAGAGTTCTTGTGTACCTTTGCTCCCATGCGTCTGAGTTCTGATGCCTCAGTCTTATTGGTAGCCATTAGTATCCTCTTCCAAAAAGGTTTACCTTAGACACATACTTGCATTCGCACATCCAAGTAAAATCGTAGGTGTCTCTCCAGAATCTAGCCTTGACTACTTCTGCATGACACTTCTGACAAGGAAACTTTCCTTCGTATGAACTAAACTTTGGTCCACCAAACTTTTTGTTTGGTCTACCCTCATAACGATTCATTGCTTACCTTCTTAATTAGTGCCTCTTGGATATCAAGATTTTCCTTAACTCCAAGAATCAACTTGTCTCGTCCCTGGTATCGCTCTCCTTCGACCGTATACCAAGCACCTCCTCTTTCAATGAACCCCATCATCTCTGCTGTATCAACTAGGTCTGCGATAGTATCCACTCCAAGATCCATTCCTCTAAAGTAGAAATCATACTCACCACTTTGGAAGGCTGGACTAGTCTTGGAGAATTGAACATCCCATCTTACCTTGCGACCAACCTTTTCCTCAATGATCTTGTCTCCTACATAAATCTTTCCCTTGATGGCCTGATTGTCAGACTCTGATGAGAACAACTTCACGATGGTAGACGAGTAGAACTTAGTCGCCATACCTCCTGTGGGCTGCTGTGAGACATACATTGCACCGATGTTGTTACGAGCCTGCGAGATAAGAACTAGCAGCGTAGGCTTAACCTGATTGTTTGCATAGTTAAGCATCTTTACTGCGTTGGTCATGTCTCTTGCTTCTGCACCAATCTGCTTTGTATTCTCCAACTGCTTTAGATCAGTTGAGTCCTTCTCAAAGTAGATTGCAGGAAGGAGAGCAGAAATACTATCCACAACAATAATGTCTACCCCAGCCTTCATTAGATCTGTACCTACATCCACCATATCGTTCATGGTGCGTGCTGT